GTGCCGGCGCCGGCTTGCTGAACGGATCGTCCTTATCCCGTTTGTCGAGCGCGGCGAGCGAGAAATTCTGCTGCTGCAGGTAGGGCGAGGCGCCGCCCTTGACCGGGCCGAGGTTCATCCGCCGCCTGGCCTCATTGGGTGCCATGATGCCAGCGCCGACCGCATCGGCCAGCGCCTTGACCTGGGTTGCTGTGTCCATCCGCAACAGATCGTCGAGGTCGAACTCGGTGCCATAGGGCGCCGGCAGCTCTAGCCCCTCATCCAGTCCCAACTCGATCGATTCGATGAAGATCTGGAGGCAGTTAGAATAATATTGCTGTTCTCCCGCCTCGACATTGCCGGCGGTCTGCTGGGTGGTGCCGAGAATCTTGTAGACCGGCACGCCGAACACCGCGCAGATGGCCTCAGCGGCAAATTTCTGTTGCTCCATCACCTGCGCATCGACTGCCTTGAAGGCCAGCGCCTCATATTTCAGGCCATCGCCCAACACTGCCGTCTTGCCGGAATTGCTGCCGGTATAATTCAGATCGAAGTAATCCTTGAGCCGCTTGGCGGTGTCGTCGGCGATGGCGCCGGGCGCCGTCAGAATGCCGCCCGGCCGCGATCCGTTGGCAAATAGGTTGATCTCGTTCTTCTGGATCGACAGTCCCTGCAACGCCGGACCGCCGGCCGCATACATTTTCGACAGTCCGACCAGCGGGTGGTAGAACGTATCCTGGCGGTCGTGGATGATCTCCCGCGACGGTACCGTCACCTGCTCATCATTGAAGCCAGCCAGATCCCAGTTGCCGCGCAATTCATAGAAAATCGCGCCGTCCGGCGCCGTCAGCGTTGTTACTCGCGACGGATCCAGCACGTGCAACCGCACCACGACGCCGCGTTGATCGCGCTGCTTCAACACATAGGTGTTGCCGTGGATCAGTTTCGACTGCACCCATGAGGTGAAAAACTGGATGCGGTTCTGATAGGAATTCGGCTTGCGGATGACCGGCGAGAAGGCCGGCGAGTCGGTTTCGGTCCAAATGCCATTGGCGTCCTGGCTGACCAGCCTGAGCCGCATCTTGGCCACATCGGATGAAATCACCTCGATGCAACGAAACACCGGCCAGAACGACAGCCAGTCCTCGATGCGAATTTCGTCGTTCTTCTGCCAGGCGCCGGTATACGGTTCACGGATAATCGGCCACCAGCCGCGGAAGCCATCGACCGGCTGCGGTGGGTTTTGTGCCGCCTTAGTGATCTCGATGCCGAAAATACGCATCAGTCGGTGTCTTCCGCCTTGATCTGCCGGGTTTTGTAGTCCTTCTTCGGCTTCTCCTCCTCGTCCGGCTCCTCGGCCTTTTTCGCCTTCTTCGCCGGTTTATCGCCGGCATCGCTCGCTTTGCCGTGAGCAATCAGCGCGAGTGCAAAGCGATCGGGCAGATCAACCTCCTCACCTTCCTCAAAACGATTGGTGCCGAACCGCATGGTTTCGCTGATGATGATTTTCATGGCCGTTTTCTTTCGCAAAGGGACCGGCCGCCGGATGAGCAGTGGCCGGTCAGGTCAGGGAAGTTCTTACGGCACGTAAGCGGCATTCTCGATCCACTGCACGACGCCAGTGCGGCGCGGCAACCAAGAAATGAATCGCTCGGCGCGGATGCCGACCAGGTTGTTCTGCCAGAGCGATACCAGCACCGTGGTGGCAGTGGCCGGATTGTCCGGCGCGTCGCTCATCTGCAGCGATGCTTCACGTGAAATATCCAGCATCACACCGTCATCGGCAAACATGATTTCCGAGGTCTCGACCAGATAAATCCGGTCGCCAGTGGCGCCGGGCGTTATGTTGGTCGAAGTGACTACCGGGAATCCCATCAGCGTGCCACCTTCGGCGCCGAGGCCTGGAAATTCCGGCACGCCCATCACGTTGCGTGACAAGCCAAGTGTTGCCGCCCTGGCCGGCGTCATTACCCAGCTCATGCCGGTCATGGGATGATTTGCCGTCGAGAACAGGTTCACCAGCTTCGCAAGGTCGGTGAAAGCCGCTGCCAGTGTGGTGCCGGATGGTGTTTGGCCGGTGACGCCATTGCTGATGGAGGCCGGCGAGGTGCCGACAGAAATGGCTTTGGCCGGATCGAGGAACTGCTGGTCAATAAACGTCGAAATTGCTCTGATCAGATCGGAACGGATCAAGGCTTCGGCTGACGGGTTTGAAAACCGTGCCAGTTCCTCGGTGATGACCGAGATCACTGCCACCTTGTAGGCTTCGATCTGGACTGTGTCGAAGGCCAACTTGCTGAGTGGTTTCGGCGCACCTTCGCCGACCCACCCGGCAGAGGCACCGGCAGTCTGCCGGGGCACTTTGATCCTGAATGGCACCCGGTGCAGTCCAGGCATGCGACCGACGATGGTTGCCGCGCGCAACAGCTCGATGAACTCCGACGACATCGCCTGGTATTCCGCCAGCGGCTTGGCCCAGGTCGTGTCAGTCGTGGTGCCGGCGGCAACGGCTGCCTTCAGCACGGTTTCAACTTCCGGCGTATCGCTCCATGCCTTGGCCTGATTGGCGGCCGATTCCAGGTTGCCCTTGCTGCGCGCCAATGCCATCGCATAGCGCGTGAACGCCGTGCCCTTGGGCAGATTGGTCCCACGCACGTCGATGCGTGGCGTCAGTCGCTGCTTGACCGGCTCCGGAAGATTGTCGCCAACCGGCTTGGCTTCAGCCTTGTTGAGCCGTTCGATCTCGCCCAGCCGCACCAGATGCTCGTCGATTTCGACCAGCTCGTCATGAATGTTGTCGTATTCCTCCTTTTGCGCTTCATCGAACGTTCCGCCATTGGCTTCATGATTGATGGCAATCAATCGGGCAGTCTTGGCGGCGCGCGTGGCCTGGAATGCCGAAATCTGCTCGGCAATGGGAACATTCGCGTTCATCGGTTTTTTCCTTTCGGGTTTGACGGTTACGGACTTGCCCGAGTGGCCGGGCGGCTCGCCGCCGTCGCGCCCGTTGCCAGTGAAGGCTGGCGCGCCAGTGTCGAATTGCTTGATGGTGTGAATGGAAGCCTCAGCGTTAGCGGGAATGGTCACCGCTGACAGCTCCAGCCATTCCCAGGATTTGAAACGCAGGCCGGAAGAATTCTTGATCGGCTCGGTTTCGAGGCTGCGGAAACCGATCGATAGACCGCGTACCAGCTTCGCCTTGATCTTGGCCCACGCCTCATCGATGTCGGCACTGACGCCCTTGGCAATCTCGGCGGCGATCTCGATGCCAGCCTTGGTCACCTTGGCCTCGGTGACATGGCCGATCGGCTGGCGGCTGTCGTGCTGCCACAGCAGCGGTAGCGGTAGCGCGAATTTGGCACCTTGCGGATCAACGATATCATCCATGCGGTCGGCGGTCGGCGTTGAGGCCACGCCGCGAATAATCCTGGCGTCTTCCTCGACGGACTTAACGTCGAGCAGCGAATAGGCCCGGTTCATTGTGGCCTCCCATGATTAGCATCTGGTATTGCGGCAGTTGCTTCGGCTCCGGATTGCGGCTCATCAGCATCACTGCATCAAAGGCCGCCATCAGCGGATCGATCTTGGCCTTGCCCGCCGCCTGCTTGGTGATCAGCACCGCATTGCCACGCTGCTCGACCTTGGCATTGCCGACGCACCAGGCCATCAACGGTTGCGGAGCGTGCCACAACGTGCCGTCGCGCAACTTGCGCTCGGCGCCGGTAACGGCGCCGTGCAGCCGGTAGCCCTGCGAAATGCCGATCAGTTGGCCCTCTATGATGCCCCTGGACGCTATTTCATCGACCAGGGCGGCAATGCCGAGCGGATCCAGCCCCACCGCGCCCTTTTCCGGCAACAGCCCAGCGTCGGCCAACCGCTCCACAATATCGGCGGCTTCCTGCAGATCCTGCGTTGGTTCGCGGCAGATGGTCAGATCGCCATCCCTGGCGAAGTCCCTGAGCTGTTCGGCGATCACCTTGCGCTTGTCCAGCACTTCCGGCTGCACCCAGGCATGCACCCACAAGAGCCAATCGGAGGTTTCCCTGTCGCGGCCGATGACGGCCAACCCGAACAGGTCATCGAGGCCGCCGCCATCGATCCCCACCACCGCGACATCGCTGCGCTCGATGAGAGCGTCAAGCGTCAGAGTTTCATCTGTCGCCGCCTGCCAATAGGTGGCGCCCGGCCAGGCATCAGAGTAGAGCGCCAGCCCGATCTCGACGTTGAGATGCTTCGAACAATGCACCCGAAGCTCAGCCTCGCCGGCGTCCTCGGCCTTGCGGAATTCGTCGATCAGCCATTCACGATCGACCGAAACGCCGAGATTCGGGTTGGTGACGTGAACATTCGCCGGATCGAGGTAAGCGCCGGATTCGATCATGTCTGGCGGGAATTCATAGATCAGCGGCAGCGAACGCGGATCTTGGATGATGCCATCCCTGACCTTGCGGAAATAGTGCAGCTTGGTCTTGAAGGTGCCGGATGGCGGCTCGTCCGACTGCGTCGACAGGTAGATCACGAACCCTTCCGGCCGCGACACCAGGCCGCCAATCACCTCGCGCAGCATGGCATCGGCATCGACCCTTTTGCCGAACAGCCACAATTCGTCGATCAGCACGCCGGCCGCCTTCTTGCCGGTCACCGTGTCCTTGTCCGCGGCGAGCACTTTCAGGCTGGCGCCGGTCACGCGATGGACGATCGTGCGGTAATGGATGTTCGGTTTCAACAGGTCCGACAGCACCGGATCCGCCGTCACCATGTCCATCGCCGGCTTGAACGAGTTCTGCGCCACCTCCAGCGTCGGCGCCACGATCAGGAACTCGGCCGACTTGCGCCAGTTGCGGATCAGCGCCGTCAGCATGATCGCCGCGGCAATCGTCGACTTGGAGTTCTTCTTCGACACCAGCAGGAAGAATTCTCGGATCAGTCGCCGCCCGGTTTGCGCGTCGTAGGCACCGAAGATTGCTTCAGCAAAGTCGAGAATCCACGGCAGGCAGGATTCGCCAATCGTCGGTTCGTGTGCCGCATCGACAATCCGTAGCGACCTGAATACCTCCATCGCCGCCGCCGCCTGGTCCGGAAACAATGGCCCGCATGGAATCAGCGGCTGTCTGGCGAGAATGCGGTCGCGCCAGTCCGGAAGTGCAGTCGTCCACTGCATGTTACTGGACCGTAGTTCTCGGCGGTGCCGCCGGCACATCGAATTTGTTGGATGCTTTCAATGCCGCCTCCTTGCGCTCGGCATGCTTGCCGGTTGGTTGATCCAATGGTTTGCCGTGAACATAGGGTGCCGCCGCGATTGCCATGCGGTCACGCCGGGACACATCAGCGTTGTTGTCGCGCATTACCGCTAACATGTAGTCGAGCGGCGACTGACCTGGTGGTTTTTGCTCAAGAATGGGCGGATTGCGTGGTCGCCCGCCAGGTGGGTTGCGCAGTCCGCCAGATTTGCTTTTAACGCCTGCCATCAGAATTTTCTTGCGCGTGAGGCCGCACCGTCTCTTTTTT